AGGTTGTGTAGGTGTTGGAGCTATTAAAGCATCTAGAGTTCTTTTGGATAAACAAAACATATCTAATTGTTGGGAAGCTGTACTTCAGGAATATAAGAGAAATAAATATTCTATTGATGATGCGTACCACCAAGCACGACTTGCCAGAATTTTAAGAGATGGCGAATATAATTATAAAACAAATAAACCAAAACTATGGAGCTATGAATATGAACACTACAGACATTTTAGAGACAGCAAAAAAGCTAGTTAGCGAAAGTCGCCATGACAAACATGGAGACAAAGTTATTAATCACGAAAATATATCTAGATTATGGACAGGTTACTTACAAAATAAAACCAAACTTAATCTAGTTATATTTCCTGAAGACGTAGCTAATCTTATGGTTCTTTTAAAAATTGCTAGAACACAAGCAGGTCATTTTAATATTGATGACCAAGTGGACGCTTGTGGTTATGCGGCAATTTCAGGAGAGATAGCAAACAAAAGAAATTCAGTAAAAAGTGCCACTTTAGGAGTATCTAATGACAAGAAAAATACCAAAACCTCTAATTAGTAATGAACTAATAGAATATTTGGATATTATTTTTCCAGAGAAATCTGCTGACCTAAAAGATACCGAAAAAGAAGTCTTCTTCAAAGGGGGACAAAGGGCAGTTGTTAATCACTTAATAAAACAAAAACAAATACAAGAGGAATAATTAAATATGTGCATATCAATACCATCTCCATCTATACCTGCACCTGCACCAGAGCCAATACCTAAAGCACCACCAAGTATATCAGGTGCTACTACAAAGCAAAATGCTCCGACAATGGCAGATAGTTCAGGTCGAGATATTAATGTTGCGTCAACAGTTGCAAGAAAAAGAACTGGCAGAGGTTCATTAAGAATACCTTTATCTAGTTCAGGTCTTACATACAGTGGACTAAATATACCAAGTGCGTAAATAAATGGAACGCTATTCTTTAGGAGATAAGGTTACTGAAGATAAATCTACAGTACAGTCACAATACAATAAATTAGAATTAAATAGAGAAGTATATTTAGCTAGAGCAAGAGATTGTGCTAAATTAACTATACCAACTCTTTTCCCAGACAAAGGTAATAGCGAAGCTACAGAATACCCAACACCATTTCAATCAGTTGGTGCTAGAGGTGTAATGAACTTAGCGTCTAAATTGATGTTAGCTTTATTTCCACCACATGCTCCATTCTTTAGATTAAGTGTTGATGATTTAGTATTCAAACAAATTCAAGGCGACCCAAAAACTAAAAGTTCTATTGAAGCAGGTTTAGCAGGAATTGAAAAAGCAATCATGGATAACATGGAAGTTTCTAATGACAGGGTTGCTGTATATGAAGCTCTGAAAAATTTGATAGTTTCAGGAAATGTTTTATTAAAAATTACAGAAACAGGTTTACGAGTTTACAGATTAAATAACTATGTAATCAAAAGAGATGCACAAGGAAATATTTTAAAAATAATAATTAAAGAAGCAGTTAATTTAGATACCTTACCACCAGAAGTTAGAACAGCTATTCAAGAGGGTAAGACAAAAGAAGAATACGAAGACAAAGAATTAGATTTATATACTTGCATTACAAGAGAAGCCAAAGGTTACACATTAATGCAGGAATGTGGAAAAAGAATAATTTTAAAAACACAATACAAATTAGATAATTTACCATTCATAGCTTTAAGATTTAATAGAGTTGATGGAATGGATTATGGTCGTTCACATTGTGAAAGTTATCTTGGAGACTTACGCAGTCTAGAGGGTTTAACTAAAGCAATTTTAGAGGGTTCTTCAGCATCAGCTAAAATGCTTTTTATGGTTGCTCCTAATGGAACAACTAGAGCAAGTTCAATAGCTAAAGCTCCTAATGGTGCAATCATTGAAGGGAGTGCAGGAGACGTTTCAGTTTTACAAGCAAATAAATTTGCAGACTTCAGAGTTTCTTTTGAAATGATGAATAGAATAGAGCAAAGATTACAATATGCTTTCTTATTAAATTCATCAGTACAAAGACAAGCAGAAAGAGTTACAGCAACAGAAGTACAATTAGTTGCACAAGAATTACAAGATGCACTTGGTGGAGTGTATGGAATTTTAACTACAGAGTTTCAACTTCCTTACATCAATGCAAAAATAAATATTTTAAGAGAACAAAAATTACTACCAGATTTACCTAAGAAAATTGTGCGACCTAAAATCATTGTTGGTTTAGAAGCACTAGGTAGAGCCAGTGATAGAATTAGACTTCTACAGTTCATGCAAGACTTAACAGGAACACTAGGAGCTGAAGTTCTAGGACAACATATAAATATTGATGATGCGATTAAGAAATTTGCAATAGCAAATGGCGTAGATACTCAAGGTTTACTTAAAGACCAAGAACAAATCCAACAAGAACAACAACAAGCACAAGCACAACAATTTGCAGAAAAATCATTAGCTGACCCAAGAGTGGCAATAGAAGCAGGAAAATCTCTAGCTAACTCTAATGTTGGAATTGATGCAGATGAAAATGGGCAACTTGCTTTAACACAAGGAGAACAATAATATGAGTACAGATAGACTAGAAGTAAAACCAGATGTTACTAGTGAAACATTAGAACAATCTGCAGAACAGTTAAAAAAAGATGGAGTTGACATCAGCAAAGAAGCTGTTGTTAATGCAGACGGAGATACAGCAACACTCTCAGAAATTAAAACAGAAGAAATTCAGTCCTCAGAAGACAGACCCCAATGGTTGCCTGAAAAATTTAAAACTGCTGAAGAACTTGCTAAAGCATATACAGGCTTAGAAAAAGAATTTTCTTCAAGAAGTAAAGAAGAAGTTAAACCTGTGGAACAAACTAATGAAGTCCCAGAACAAGGTTTAGAAAAATACTATTCTGAATTTGCTGAAACAGGAGAACTTACAGATAAAAGTTATGCTGATTTAGCTAAACAAGGTTTAGATAAAACTTTAGTTGATAGTTATATTGATGGACAAAAATTAGTAGCTGAAACAAATACTAAAACAATTCAAGATGTTGCAGGTGGTAAAGAAGAATATGCAGAATTATTAGACTGGGCAGGTAAAAATTTAAGTTCTGCCGAACAAAAAGTTTATAATGACTTGGTTGATACTGGAGATATTGAAACTGCTAAATTTGCGGTTCAAGGACTTTTATCTAAATCAGGTAATAATTCTAAACAACAATCTTTATACGAGGGTACTAGTGATGAAGTAACTAAAGATGCTTTTGGTAGCGTTGCACAAGTTACTGAAGCAATGAATGACCCAAGATATGATAAAGACCCTGCTTATAGAAAATCAGTAGAAGATAAAATAGCTCGAAGCACTGTATTCTAATGGCTAGAGATTATGGGCGTGAGTACGCTAATTATCATTCTAGACCAGAACAGAGAAAAAGACGTTCAAACAGAAATCTAGCTAGAAGATTAATGAGAAAGAAACTTGGTGTTAAAGCTGTAGCAGGTAAAGACATAGACCATAAAGATAAAAATGCTAACAACAACTCTAGAAGTAATCTTAGAGTTCGTTCTAAATCATCTAACAGAGCAGACAATAGATAATGCTTAATTTTATTCTTCCTATTTTAAAAAATCCTTTAACAAGAATGATTGGACAAAAAGTTATTGGTGGTATTCAACACAAAATAGAAAAAGATAAAATAATCAAAGCTAGAGAAATTGAAGCAGTTAAAACAATTTCAGTTGAACAAATAAGACAACAAGAACATTCAATTAAAGATGAACTTTTAACAATTTTAATTTGTTTAATTTTCATTTTTACATTCATTCCTTACACACAACCAACAATGGTTATAGGTTTTGAAATATTAAAATCTGCACCTACTGAATTTTGGTGGGCAGTTTTGATAGTTTTTAGTGGTAGCTTTGGAATGTCTACTCTTAAAAATATTAAGAAAAAGTAATGGCAAGAAAAGTTGGGAATGTTTTTGAGAAAAAAACAAAACCTAAAGTTGGCAGACATAAGAAAAATTTAAACAA